TATTTGAAAGAAACATGGAGGCCATCAAAACGAAGGCTGTGCCCACATATGGGTCTGAAGCTTATTATAAAAGTCCAGATACATACGGGAAGGGCAAAGACCTCGACCTCGACAAATTTCTAGATAAGATATTTTCCGCTTCTAATAAACTTGAGGCGATGAATATAGTTATTCCCGACCAAATAGAATATAAGTTGGGCAAATATAATATAATGATTGATGACGCTATTTATAGTATGATTGAGCCGATTAAATAAAGGATCTAATTATGTCGCAAGGAATATCAGTTAAAATACCTCTTCGATATGATGAAGAAGATGGCCCCTATCAACTGACAAAATCAGTGCCGGAGGCTGTAAAACAAAATTTAAGACATCTAGTCTTAACGATCCCCGGGGAAAGAATTATGAATCCAGACTTTGGAGTGGGTATACATCAACTTTTATTTGAGAACGAAGACGACAATATTCAAATGGTATTAAACGAAAGATTACAGGAACAAGTAAATAGATATATGCCTTTTATTGACATACTTGATTTAAGAACAGGGTTCGAAGATCACGTTTTAAATGTTGAAATAAAATATTTTATATCGCCATTGGGAATTAGTGATGCATTAGCAGTTGATGTCGAAAGCAGCAGGTAGGAATTAATAATATGGTTGCCAAAAAAACACCTCCGATTAAATTTACAGGCAGAGATTTTGAATCTATTAAAGATGATCTAATCAACTATGCCAAGGTTTATTACCCAGAGACGTACAAGGACTATAATGAAGCATCTTTTGGCTCTTTGCTTTTTGACATGGTTGCCTATGTGGGGGATGTGCTCTCTTTTTATGTAGATTACCAAGCAAATGAATCGTTTCTTGATTCTGCGATTGAAACAAAAAACATTTTAAGATTGGCAAAGCAGATGGGCTATAAGCTCCCCGGCTCAGCGTCTTCTAGTGGAATCTGTGCATTTTATGTTGTTGTTCCAGCTTCTGATGGTAAGCCGAATGCAGATTTAGTGCCTGCTCTAAACAAGGGCACAACTTTATCATCAAATAGTGGAACTTCATTTATTCTTAATGAGAGTGTAGATTTTTCGTCTTCTGATACACAAGTTGTTGTAGCTGAAGTAGATTCAAACGGAGTGCCAACAAGCTTTGCTTACAAAATATATGGTGAAGTTGTTTCTGGTGAGTTAGCTACTGAACATATTGATATTGGTGTTTTTGAGAAGTTTATGAGAGTTAAATTATCTGGCGAAGATATTACAGAAGTTGTTTCTATTTTTGATGCCCAAGGTCATGAATTTTATGAAGTTGATTATCTTTCACAAAATGTTGTTTATAAAATAATACGAAACCGCTTGGCAGACGATAAAGAGCATGCTCCGTATGTTTTGCGCGAAAAGATTGTTCCTAGAAGGTTTGTTGTGGAACATGCGATTACGGGTGAAACATTTCTTCAATTCGGCTATGGTTCAGAGACACAATTAAAGAGTGCTGAATTTCCAGATCCGTCAACTGCTGTTTTACAAACACACGGAAAAGACTATTATCAAGACGATTCATTTGATCCCAGCTTGTTGATATCAACAGATAAATTTGGTGTTGTGCCACCCGCAGGTACGCTAACTGTGACGTATAGAAAAAACACAACAAGCAATGTTAATGTTGCAGTTAGCGCCATTAAAAAAGTCAGGAATGCTATTATAGATTTTCCGAGTTCCACCAGTGTTGACGCAACGCTTGCTAACACGATCAAAAAATCTGTTGAAGTAGAAAACGAAACGCCTATAACAGGACATGTAAAGCCGCTTACTGCTGCAGAAATTAGAACTAGGGCGATTGACACATTCGCTTCTCAGAATAGAGCAGTAACAAAACAAGATTATTTAAGTTTGGCTTATCGAATGCCTGCGAAATTTGGTGCAGTTAAAAGAGCAAATATTATTCAAGACAAAAAATCTTTAAAAAGAAACCTTAACATGTACATTGTATCTGAAAACAAAGACGGATATTTAATTGAATCTCCGACAACTGTTAAAGAAAATCTAAAAACTTGGCTTAACAAATACAAAATGGTCAACGATACGGTTGATATACTTGATGGCAATATTGCCAACATTGGTTTTGAGTTTGAAATTGTTGGAGTTTTAGACAAGGATCCAAACGAAATTTTAGCAGAAGCTTTAAATGTAATTCGAAGTGAATATTCGGAGCATTTCCTTTTTGGAGTGCCCTTTTACATCTCGGATATTTATAAAATTTTAAATGATTTACCAGACGTAATTGATACAACTTATGTCAAAGTTGTTAATAAGCAATGTGCTGGTTATAGTAGTTCGTCTTATGATGTAGAAAATAATATAACTGGCGACGGCCGATTTGTTGTTGTACCTGAAAATGTAGTTTTAGAAGTCAGATATCCAGAAAAAGATATAATTGGAGTGATTACATAATGTCTATATTAAGATTCACGGCCAGCCAAGATACAACAATTACAAATGCTTATAAGCAGAATTTGTCTACTCGGGGCTCTGACTCAAACATGGGTGCTTCGGATATCTTAGAGGTTTTCAGCATATATGGTCAGGCTAGTACCAGTTCGGCAGAAAAATCTAGAGCGCTAATTCAATTTCCGATCTCAGACATAGCTGCAAAACGCAGCGCCGGCGATTTACCAGTTTCTGGTAGCGTGAACTGGTATCTTCGTTTATTCAACGCAGAGCACTCAGAAACTTCACCAAGCCAATTTACACTAGTGGCTACTTCTATTTCTCAATCATGGACCGAAGGTTACGGCCTTGATATGAATGGTTATACCGATCCGGGCTTGGGGAACGGCGGCTATGGTGCGACGTGGAATGCCAGAACAAAAGGGGCAGTAAGCGCCGGATCAGTTGAACTTAATGGCTCTGACCAGTGGTTAACGGTCGCCCATGCTGCTAATTTAAGCTTTGGCAACGCGCTCACCGAGAGCGCCTTCTCTCTCAGCGCTTGGATTAACATTGACAATACAACAAAACAACAGCCTATTATTAGCAAATGGTCATCGGCAAATACCGGCGCTCGCGAATGGGCCTTTTTTGTCGATGAAAATGGCGCACTTAGCTTCACGGTCGCCGACGAAAGCGTGCCGGCCGAAGCATTGGCTCAAGCCGGCGACGGCGCGATTGCACCTTCAGCATGGTATCACGTGGCGGTAACTTACGACGGCTTGGCTGGTGCAACACCTTTTACAAATCTTAAAATGTATATTAACGGCACAGTCACTGGATCGACCATAACATATCCAGTTGGCAGCGGCGCCTATCTTGCGATGGAGAGTTTAACGGGACAAACTGCTTCAATTGGCGCTTTGAATTATTCTGGTGAATATCCCTATGATGGCAAATTAGATGAAATATCTATTTGGAAAAAACAATTAACTCAGGCTGAAGTTACAGATCTTTATAATAGTGGTTGCCCAACAGATTTGAGATTCCATTCAGCTTATAAATCAGATTCAACAAACTTGGTTGCTTGGTGGAGATTTGAAACGGACAATGTTTCAACTGCAGATACCAGCACAACAGTTCAAGATCATTCTGATAATAATTTAGATGCATCGGGAGTTGGCACCCCGACTCTTTCTACAAACGCCTTCACGGGCAGTTGTACAACTACAGTTTTATATTGGGCGACTGAGGGCGGCGAGCTTGATACGACGACAACTCCCGGCGGCCAGCCTAGAACTTATTCTAAATATTTTGAAAATGGAGATTCTGATTTAGAAATAGACATTTCGGGTCTTGTTGAGTTGTGGTTGTCAAACGACTCTGATTCAACAACGGGTCGACCAAATTATGGTTTAGCTGTTTATTTGCACAGCGATCAAGAAGATGCAATTCGTAGTTTTTATACGAAAAAGTTTCATGCGCGCAATTCTGAATTTTTCTTTAAACGGCCAACCTTGGAGGCCCGCTGGGATTCATCGAAAAAAGATGATGCTGGTAATTTTTATTTGAGTAGTTCGTTGTTAAGCGATGCAGACAACTTAAATACTTTATATCTTTATAACGTTGTGAAGGGCCGACTAAAAAATATTCCAAATTTAACTGCACCGGGTTTTATAAAATTAAGCGTGTATGAAACTTTGGGAAAAGACGCAATCACTCTTCCAGCGGATCATCAAGTTGTTCGTGGAGTTTTAACGAACAACGATATGAGCGTAACTGGCGGCTACGTTTCAACTGGAATTTATTCAGCTTCTTTTGCCTATACGGGATCTTTGGCGATGAAAGTTTATCCAGTATGGCACACTGGCACATCGGACATAGCTCATTATAATACTTTATTATCTACTGGTTCACTTATGAGAGTTAACAAATTTAATGCTTCAGATTATAATCCTAAACCTTCATACGTATCAAATATTACTAATTTAAAATCTACATACAGCCCGGAAGAGACAGCTAGGATTAGACTCTATGTCCGAGAAAAAGACTGGAATCCCACTATTTATTCAGTAGCATCAACTGATATTGAAAATTCAATTATAGAGGATGCTTATTATAAGGTGGTGAGAATAATTGATGATCGCGGTGTAATAAACTATGGTACTGGCAGCGCCAGCCATACTTTAATGTCATACGATGCTTTGGGGAATTATTTTGATTTAGACATGTCGATGCTTGAGGCCGGATATGCATATAAAATCAAATTACTTTACAAGGTTAGTGGTAAGTACGTTGAACAGCAAGAAGTCTTTAAATTCCGGGTTGAATAAATGAGTG